AGTGCCTTTCGGCAAGGTCGAGCGCACGTCGACGCGCACTGCGCCTCCGCGCGATTCGGAAGCGGCCTGCGGGTCGCTGCCGTTGACCGGCTTTACCGTAGCCTTCATCGCCTTTTCGAGATCCTCGAGGCGCGACAGGTGCGCGTCGATCTTTTTGATCTCCTCTACGAGGCCGTCGTATTCCTCCTGGTCGTCAGCCGCGAGGGTTTCACCGTCCTCACCAGCCTTCTCCATGAGTTCGGCCATGCGCCCGGCTTTCGCTTGGCGCGTGGCCTCAAATGCTTGCCGCTGTTCGGCAAGGGTTGACTTCGCCATTGGGTTCTCCTTTGGCTTTGGGTTGATCTTAACTCGTCCCGAAGCGCCGGGAGGCTTACTGGCAACAGGGGCAGGCGCGCCCGTAACAATTTCTTGGCAATTATTGACAGATTTTTGCTGGCCTGACGCGGCCTCGCTGTCATATTTCTTGATGGTGGTGATGGTGGCATCAGCATTTGCCGGGATAGTCACCAGCGACAACTCTAGCCACAGCCATTTCATGAAATGGATGCCGCCGTCATCCATGAAATTAAACTCGGTAGGCTTGAAGCCAATTGACACGCCGCGCACCAAACCGGCCTTCACCGCCTGCCACGCCTTGTCCACCATCCTCTTGAGGTCGCCTTCTTCCTCTATCTTGGCGATCTGAGCGCGGAATGGGATGCCCTTCTTGTTCGGCCGCGCCATAGTGACGGTGCCGACAGGCTCATCGTGGTTGTGCTGCCACAGCAAAGGCATGGGCACGGAAAAATCTGCACCCATTGGGTCAATGATGTCGCCCATGCGATCAGTTGAAGGCGTAGTAGCTAAGCCTTCGATGATGCGCTGGCCTTCATTGAGCTGCTTGACCTCAAGCACTGCGTAGGCGCGGGTCTGTTTCATAGCTTTGGTTGCCTCATCCCACATGCTTGAGCAGATGGCTACAGCCTGATCTTCGTCTTCTGCTGCTCCATCATCTAACACAGCAGGCACGCATCGCTCCATCCACTCTGCCCGTGTTTCTTCGCCCGGTCTAGGTGTTGGCATTATCCTGTCTCCTTCATAAAAGTAAGAGCCCTGCGACGGAGGGGGACGCCGCAGGGCTCCACCGGCTACGGGGGAGCCGGTGCTGGAGGAGTTACCCCCCAACCTTTCAGACTATGATGATCCGATATTCTGGCTCGCGCTCTTTGTACATCATTAAGCCCGTAGCCATGGCGAGTGCGACCGCGCCGTCAATACGCCCTGACGCTTTACCCTTGTTGAAATATCGGTCAGTGGGTTGAATGGTGCTGGACTGCGTCACCGCACTGGCTACATTCCATGTCAGCACCGGATTTTCATTTACCCTGATACGACCCTCAATGATCGCCGTTTCAAGCTCCTCGATGCTCTGAGGCATCCACAGCCCTGTACCCTGCGCCTTATAGAACCCTTGACCATGAGGGATTAACTCTACGTAGCAGCCGGTGGCCTCTAGCGGAGCTAACAGATGCTCTACCTTGGCCCGGTCATAGGCTATGCCGTTCACCTTGAACTTATTGCTGACACTGGCGATGAACTCAGCCGCGTGCACAAAATCTATGACCTTGCCTGAAGGGGCATTGAGGTATCCCGCGTCCCGCCACTGGCGGTAGTGAGAACCCATGTTATCCTTGACTTCTAACTCAATGAGCCTGTCACCCGGCAGCCAGAACCACGAGAAGGCGTCAAGCGTGAGGCCCTTACCGGGAAACACCAACACGAAAGCCGTCAGGTCGCTCGTCAGTGACAGGTCAAGCCCGCCGTAGCACTCACGCCCGGCATACTCGTCAATGTTCAAGTGATGTTGGACCGTCTTCCAAAGCTGCGTGCTGATCCAAGCATCAGCCGCGTCAGTCCACTCACAGAAGTTTAATCGCCGGACCAGCGTTTCCTTAGAGGGCATCCCCCGCGCGCGGGCGACCTCTTGCCTAATGTATTCGTGACCCGGGATGTCGGGCAGGCTAGGGTTCGCCTTAATCCAGCAATCTTCACTCTCGAAGGGATCATCCTCCTTGTCTAGCGCGCAGACATAGGCAAAAAACGAATCGTTGATCTTCGTCCCGGCGCAAATGTCCACCGCGTACTGGTGATACTCCCAGCACACCGTCTGCCGGTCTGATCCGCTATTGGTGATCATGAACACTAAGGGCTGACGCCTTGATTTGACGCCAGCGGACAGAAACTCCACCATCGCGTTTGTCGGATGTTCGTGGATTTCATCCAACAAAACGCCGTGAGGCTTCGGCCCCGAATGGCCTCTCCCCTGTCTCTCCGAGGAAATCGGCCGGAAGAAGCTGCCGCTAGCTAGGTGCGCGATGTTCGCCGGATGCACACCCCCTGACATATACAGCCGCGAGCTTAGCGCCTCTGATAATCTGACCATTGAGGTCGCATCGCGAAACAAAACCTTGGCTTGGTCCTGCTTAACCGCCGCTGCATAAATCTCAGCCCGGCTCTCTCCGTCAATGAGAAGCAATCCCAGTCCTATGCCTGCCGCCAGCGGGGATTTGCCCGAACCCTTCGCCGTCTCACAATAAGCAACGCGGAATCGCCGCGTGCCATCCTTACGTTTCCACCCGAACAGTGAGCCTATAACAAAAGCTTCCCACTCATTCAGGATGAACTTCTTACCCTCGAACTGACCGCCGTTGAGTCGAAGCACGTCACGATAGAACCCTATCCACCAATGAACGTCCTTCAGGTTCCACTTGAGCCCGCGCTTAGGCCCATCTTTCAAGTCTCTGAGGTGCCGACGGCACGCATCTCTGACGTGAGGCCCAGCAACGATCTTTCCGGCTAATACCTGATTGGCGTACCAGGTGACCGGATCACTATGCTGAGAAGTATCTTTCGGCCGGGTCTTCGCCTTGTGTGCGGTGCGCCGCGCCGGAATCGATTCTGCTTCGAGCACTTGGTGTCATTCCTAATTCGGTAGCGTACCTGACCATATCGGCCTTCGCTTTATTCATCTGCCCGACCACAGGATTGTGAATGAGATTCCCCCCCTGTGTGTCTCTGCTCTTTTTCGTGTAGATCACCATGCCGCGCGTCATGGGATTCGCCTTGGCGAACTCATCCAGCAGTTCGCTGGAATGACGCCACTGCGAATATGACTGACAATAGGCGGCGAACACAGCCACGTCGATCTTGCTTAGACCTGAGTACGCGCACAGGTCATCGACGCACCGACCCCACTCCACCTTGGCATAGTCATCAAGGAAGTCCGGCGGCATCGGCCGCGCGGGCGCGGGCATGGGATTATTTTTGTTGTAGTGCTGGCTGCCGGTGATCAGCTTCAGATTCGGCGGCTTTGGCTTCGGTCCTCCGCCCCTCATCCCGGCACCCAACTCTGGCCGAAGCCATTACCTACTTTTTGCGGCATGCCTGACCTGTCAACCAACCTCACAACCTCCTCCTTGTCCATGCCAAGGCGGCGCTCAATCTCCTTAGGGCTGACACCCTCATCAACCATACTCCTGACAATCTCGGCCATTGGGAGTATGGCGTGAATTCCACGGGCTCGGTTGTGGCGAATGGTGCTCATTTTGCGGTGAACGTCATCGGCTTCGATGGTTACTGTAGGCACCATGCCCTCGTATCGCTCCGCCAGCCTCTGATCCTCACTCACCATCCAGCGGTGAAACCCGTCAACGATGGTGCCGTCTTTCAAGATCACGATAGGCTGCGTCCAGCCGTCCTCTAGTATGGACAGGATCAGTAGCTCCAGCTCAGGCGGCGCTACCCTGTTCGGATTGTAGTCATTGGATGTCAGGGTATCTCGGTGCTTCCATACCACGGCGCTCACTGGCTGCTTCTTAAGATCAATACCTCGCATCATCGTACTCCTCAGCAAGGAGGTCCTGAAGGGTCTGGCCCTCCGTTCTGTGTGCTAGACCTGCCAGTGCTACGTTCTGCATCCGCCTCTGTTTGAAGTCGCCCCGGTTTACCATGGTAGCCAGAAACTTCCAGCACAGGCCGCTGATAGGATCAGCGTCTTCCTCGGTGACCGGCCGCTTGGTTTTCTTAGCGTGAAGGTTAAGCAGTTCAGCCACGTTGCGTGCGATGATCTGCTTGTAG